TAGCAGGACAAATCTATGTTGGTACAGGTTACCGACAAATGGCAAACACAGTAGAGGACTTTAGAAATGCCTACATATCCCGTAATAAATACTAAGACAGGAGAGAAACAAGAACTCAACCTGTCTATGAAAAAGTATGACGAGTGGAGGAAAGAGAATCCAGACTGGGATAAAGACTGGTCTGCAGGCACTGGTGGTGTTACCTATGGTGACCCTAAACAGACCGATGGATTCAAAGAAGTGATGCAGAAAATTCAATCAGACCATCCACGAGCGAACTTGAGTCGCTATACCTAAATTATGCCCGCTAAAAAGAAAAACGGAAACGGTAACGGAAAATACGACCACTACTCTGTAAAGCAGATGAAGAGACGTAAACCCATTAACCTTGACCATTTGAAAGTGATTGAGCCACTGACTCCTAATCAGGAGGAAGTCTTCAAAGCATATGATGAAGGACAAAACCTTGTGTTGCATGGTTGTGCAGGCACAGGTAAAACTTTCATCTCACTTTACCTTGCACTACAACAAGTGCTAGACCCTGAGACTCCTTACGAAAAGGTTTACATGGTCAGGTCTCTTGTCCCAACAAGAGAGATAGGTTTCCTCCCAGGTGACCATGAAGATAAGTCAAACCTATATCAGATACCATACAAAAATATGGTGAAGTATATGTTTGAAATGCCTGATGACAATGCATTTGAATCACTCTATGCAAACCTTAGAGCACAGGATACAGTGTCATTCTGGTCAACATCATTTGTTAGAGGTGTTACTCTTGACAAATGTATTATGATAGTGGATGAGTTTAGTAATCTAAATTTCCATGAGTTAGACTCAGTCATTACTCGTGTAGGTGAAGACACTAGAATCATATTCTCTGGCGACTACACACAATCAGACCTCATTAAAAGTAACGAAAGGACAGGAGTGTTAGACTTCATGAAAATCTTACAGACAATGCCATCATTCTCATGTGTTGAGTTTGGTATCGAAGACATCGTTAGGTCTGGTCTTGTGCGAGAGTATCTCGTCAGTAAAATTAATATGGGATTTAATTAATGTTTAATTATGTGGGCACTCCTCTTGAGTTAGAGGACTTAGAAAGTAAGACTCTAAATCATGGACGTTTCTATAAACTAGATGACGTTTGGGTACCTAGTGTGACTACTGTTGTCGGACACCAATCTAAGCAAGGTATACTTGACTGGGAGAATCGAATCGGTTATACTGAAGCGGAGAAGATACGACGTGCTGCTGCATGGCGAGGCACTAAGTATCATTCTATTGTAGAATACTATCTAAGAAATGAATCTGAGAAAATTAAGGAGAGCAAGGGTCTTGCCAAGTACCTTTTTGGGGCTAGTCGTGAGACTCTTAATCGGATATCTAATATTCATGCTATTGAAACCCCTCTTTTTTCTCGCAATTTATATCTGGCTGGGCGCGTTGATTGCATTGCTGAGTTTGATAATGAGCTTAGTATCATAGACTTTAAGACTACTGGCACATTAAAGAAAGAAAAATACCTAGAGAAATACTTCGTGCAAGAAGCAGCATATGCTTACATGTATTGGGAGTTAACTGGTATAGAAGTTGATAAACTTGTCACCATATCTGTTGCAGAGGATGGACAGACACAGGTAGTCCAGAAGTATGATAAAGTACCCTACATCAATACCCTCATTGATTGGATAAAAGACTATCGATATTACACTGAGGGACTACAATCATGAAGGAAATTGAAGAAAAGTTTATGACTCAGGGTAAGTTTACCGCTCTTGTTGAGAATCGTGTTAAAGATAGCAGTGGTCTCATCAATTACATTGAAGCAGTCACATCCATATGTGAAGAGTTAGAGATAGATGTCACTACAGTTAAGAAGTTGATTTCTAAACCACTCAAGGATAAGATACAATGGGATGCAGCAAGACTAAATTATATTAAACGTACAAGTAAAGCAGTTTTAAACCTATGAATGAAGACGAAAGTTTCTTTGAATCCGATGTAGTTCAGCAAGAATTAACTGACATACAGGAGACATATACACAACTACTAAAGATATCAGCAGGACTTGCTGACTTTTCTCCTAGAGAGAGACTAGAGCACATAGAAAAAACACTTGAGTTGATTGCAAAACAAAAAGTATTTTACTCACGTCTTGCTCTTGCGTCACATAATATATCAGGAGATGAAAACGATGAGGAAGCAAGTTACGTTAAAGAAAAGATAGATACTTTATCTGCACAGTATTCGGGAGGACTAAACCTCATGCTGATACTACAACAGATGGAAGATAAACTAAGAGCTTGGAGAAAGGAGTTAAAAGATGCCGAATCCTAATCAACTTTACGAAGATGCTGAGAGACTTAATGACCTCTTTGAAGAGTTACTTTGGGATGCAGACGACGAATTGTTTTTTACTCATGACGGAGAGAAGGTAATCATATATAACATGTCGCAAAAGGGGGTTGACAACTCCTAAATAATATGTCATCATAATACGGTGGCAAATACAACAAAACAAAACCACAACGGAGAAATACAAATGTCATTCGCATCGCTTAAGAAAAAGTCTGGAAGTTTTGACAAGCTTACCAAACAGATTGAGAAGATGTCTAAACCTCAGGGCGCAGGACCTGATGAGAGACTCTGGAAACCTGGGGTCGATAAGTCTGGAAACGGTTACGCAGTAGTCCGATTCCTTCCTGAGCCAGATGGTGAAGACCTACCATGGGCACAAGTTTGGAGTCACGCATTCCAAGGTGCAGGCGGTTGGTATATTGAGAATTCACTTACAACATTGGGACAAAAAGACCCTGTTGGTGAGTTGAATCGCACTCTTTGGAATTCTGGTCTAGACCAAGACAAAGAGACCGCTCGTAAACAGAAGAGGAAACTCTCCTACTACAGCAACATCTATGTCATTAAAGACCAACTCAACCCAGATAATGAAGGAAAGGTCTTCCTATACAAGTATGGCAAGAAGATACATGATAAGATTGTGAGTTCTATGCAACCTCAATTCGAGGATGAAGAACCTATCAACCCATTTGATATGTGGAAAGGTGCGGACTTCCGTATCAAGATACAAACAATCGGTGGGTATTGGAATTATGATAAGTCTGATTTTGCACCTACTTCTACACTTGGAGGATTTGATGATGCTAAGTTGGAGGAAATTTGGAAGGCACAACACTCTCTTAAAGAGTTTACTGACCCTGCCAACTTTAAATCATATGAGCAACTAGAAGAGAGACTCAACACTGTGTTGAATAAGTCTGCTCGTGCTACTGTCCGCTCATTTGATGGAGAAGAAAATGAAGCTGTGTACGCAGAAGAAACTGTCACACAACCTTCCACACCTAGTGGATTTGGTGATAAAGTTAAAGAGTTAAGTCAGACTCCAACAAGTCCTGACCTTGATTACTTTGCATCACTAGCTGAAAACGACTAATGAAAATACTGGTTGCTTTACTCGCATCTTTAACTGTTGCACCCGCAGCAGAGGCACTTACTTGGAAGGAATTCTGGGAGCCGTTTGTCGAGTATGGCAACCATTATCATCATCATACTCATCGTTATTATCCACCGCATCGTTACGAGGGTCCTCGTCGATGTATGGAAGAAAGAGTTATTAAAGAAAGAGTATGGGTACCTGGGTCGTGGTTATCCCCCACATATTTTTCAGAAGGGTATGTTGAGCACCGCTCACGTATTATTACTGTACCTTGTGGTTACCACGAGCATCATTGACCCATATATTATTTGACTTTCAGTTTAAAAAAAGGTCGAAAAAAAACTCGGGGTAAAAATTGCCCTGTAGGGTTTTTCATAAAATTATCATGACACACTACAAACCGTATTCACCAGAATGGCATAGATACCGCTATCTCAAAGAATCGCTCGATAAATACTTTGACGAGTATGTCGAGAATGAAGTCATTCTTGCTGATATACATGAAATTCTACAAACTCGCTCAGACGCTGCAAAAGCGGAATATGAGAAAGTTAGTGAATTGAATGCAAAACTAAAATAGAGTTAAAATGCTATCAACCCAATATCGCTTGCGACTTGAAAAAGTCTGCAAACTTATTGCTCAAGGAAAAGAAGTAGATTTGACAGAGATGATATGGGCACAAAAATTAGCACAGAAACATACTACTGCTGCAACGTGGATGAGACAAGCACGTCAGAAAGCAGCAAATCCTGATATAAGGGATGGTAGCACAGATGATTTTCTGAATAAGATGGGATTAGGCGAACCCGACCCATCTGACCAGAGAACAGGGTTCGACAGTGCCGACGATATCGGTGACTGGTTTAACCGCAAAAAACCTGATGATTGGAGACAACGTGACTAAAACTGTAGAAAACTACGAGCAATTAATTCAGCGTTTTACAAAACGCACAATGCAACTCTCAGCAAGAAATTCAGAGTTGAAAGCAGCATAC